TACGCTTTTGGGTTAAGTCTTTGAAAATTGTTTCTCTATTGAAGACTGTTAGGACTTCTCCAGAAAAGATTTTCAGAAAATTCGCATTCTCTTTTTCGTAGTTACCAGCAGCAGAATTGGCGTTATATTGAACACCATTAATACCACCTAACCTAGAGATGCTCGAAAAATCTGGCATCGTTTTTGAAAGATTAAATAAACATTAAGGCTCACGTCACCACTGCTGTTATCTCCTCAGAGGCAACAATATTTACATAAGCTTTCCTAATATTAGCCTATCTAGGTGTTAATACGTCTGATCTAGAAACTTTCTCTTCTACATCCTGTGTATAAGCAGTGTCGTGTAGGTACCTAGGATCGTTCATAGCAGCTTCTACTTCTTGAACTGAACGATATACATCAGTGGAGTTGTTAGAAATTCTTCCACCTAATAAAGAAGGCTCTTGTCCTACAGCTTGGTTATAAGCAAAGAACATAGATTGAACAGCGTTCCTAGCTCTTGTGTAGTCTCCGCTATTAACCTCCTCGTTATAAGAATCGATCTCATCCTGATCAAGTTCAGACTGAGCCCACTCTCTAATAGTTGTTAGGTTCTCAGCACCACCAATAGTTTCTAAGATGGTTGATTCTTCTGCTGCTGGAAGAGACTGCTCTTGTGCATCATCAGGTACTTGGACACCCTCTATATTAGGATCTTCTTCGTAGTACTCCTCTACTTCAGCTTGTGGCTGTTCACCAAGTTTTTTCTCAAGCTCTTGGTAAGCCTGTAAAAGATCATCCGCAGATTTAAACTTACCTCCAATAAGCTCTCCCTCTTGCTCAAGCTCTTGGGGGTCTTGACCATCAAGTATAGCTTGATCCTGCTCGTTAAAAGCAGGGGTCTCTTCTGGAAATGCTCCACCTGCGGTATTGACTTCAGGCATTTTCTAACCGATGCGTAATGTTAGATCAGGATACACCGATACGATCTTTTTTGCTTCAATAGCTTTTATGTATTGGTCATAAGTTTGAGGCTTCTCACTTCTAAGTCTCTCAATAATCTCATCAACCTCAGTCTTAGGTTCCTCTCTTACAGGAGGCTCCTTAAGATCAGGTGTTACCACCACCTTCGGCTTGCTTGGCGACTTCTTGGTCTGTGCGGACTGCGTCATTTTCAGCTTTAAGTAAGGCAGCTTGTTTAGCTGGATCTTGTGAAGGATCCTGTGCCGCTGCTTGTTCTTGTGCCATCATAGCTTGTTGCTGCTCTTCTTCCATCAATTGCTCATCTGATTTGATAAGTTTGTATGTCTCTAAACCATCAGAAGCAGCAAGTCTAGTAATCAGTTCTCTACTATTAACGTACTTAGCCATAGACTCTGGACCCATAGTCTGAGCAAGAGTTTGTATAAACTCAATCAACTTAGCTTTATCGTTACCTCTTCCTAAAGCATCAAGACCAGTAGTAATACGAGGCGTAACAATATTCTTTGGTAGTCGAGGAAGGCTACCCCTCTTCTCCATTAGTGCCATCTTTCTATGGACTAGTGGAAGCTGTAGCTCTACAGAAAGTATGGAATATACGCCACCTAACCCAGCTTCGAGCTCTTGGGCGACCATTCTGATTTCTTCCGCAGTGACGCGGTCCCGTCCAGAGGCACCAGCTTGAATAGCACTGTTAAGTAAGAAGGAAAAACTAAGTCTCTGTTCTATACGAGCTATGGTTTGCAGAGCTACAGACAGGTCTGCCTGTTTCTGCATTTGAAGTGGTGCTACATCGTTAGGATTTCCGGCGACAATGCTGCCGTTTGCGGCACGTGCGAGGGCGTCAGGCCTTGTAGTACCATTCGGGTTACAAAGGAAAATTATCTTAGCTGCTGCTGCACTACCCTCAACAATTGCTTTAGATAAGTACTCAAGAGACTTAAGATCCCCAAGTAGCTCTTCTACATAACTCCTTCCGTAGGCTTCATGGGCAACTCGGAACATCCTAAGAGGAATCCAAGGAGCTTTATCTATAGGTACTGAACCCTTTGGACCTAAAGGTTTTCCATATACCTCTTGATGCCAGTTGCATCTGTCTTTGTCGTAGTCCCAAGTAACGCGGGTGTATAGAAAGACAGTTTTATCTGTGTTTTTACCGTCGTTATTCTTAGGTACTACTCCAGGTGGTAATACTTCAGGACTTACCTCCTCTCTTACTACTACTTCAAGTATGTTTCCTTCTGGATCTCTACTAAGAACAAAAGATTTAAGTGGGTATACTCTAGTACCTTGATCTGTTACATAAAGGAGAGCGTTACCACTAATGATGAGGTGTTTAAGAGCTTCAAACAGAGCAGTCCTATCTCCAGACTCCTCTATATCTCTCATCACTGCTCTCTCCATTAGAGAAAGCTGCTGTTCAAATTCTGATTGCAGTTCTTTATAATCTTCTAGCTCCCTTTGGAGCTTCATATCATCTACAGAAAGCCTAAAAAACGCTTGGTTAGGGGGTAACAAAGCGATCAAAAGTTTACTCGCTAAGTTATTAACACCCCTAGCGCCCAGCCCTTGATAAGTAGTGTTAATTTTTGTGTAGAGATTCTTTCCTGTACTCTTATCGTTCTCAGTAATGAGTGTAGGTAGGGTGTATTTAGCACACTCAACCCCTCGATCTAGATATACAGTTTTCTCTGGCTCAAGGAATAGATACCTACCCTCAGCAGTGGTACCTTCTTTAGCCAAAATTCAAACCTCCTGATGTTGAAGCAGTATCACCACCTCCACCAATACCAAGTCCTGAATCAATACTCAACTTAGTTCTTTCACTTTCAGGTGTACCAGATTTAGTTCTTTTACGCTTCTTAACGGGAGCCCCTGCACTCTGCATTCGAGCTACAGAAGCTTGTAATTGTTGATTGTGAATAGACAAAGCAGATGAAGCACGGGTTTGTGCCATCTGAGCTTCAGCTTGAGCAGCGGCTCTGTCAGAAGCAGCGGCTGACTGGGCTGTAGCTTCTCTACTAGCAGCTATTTGTGTATTGAACTGTTGCGCACGTTGAGATGCGTCAGCTTGCATCTGTTTAATCTCATTCTGAGCTGCTTCTCTTGCTTGAGCTGTACGCCTACGAGATTCGGCTGCTGCTTTCTTAGCAGCTTGAGCTGATGCGTAGCCTGAATAAGCAGTTGCGGCTGCGCTTAAACCAATAGTGAACGGTAACCAAAACGCCATAAGTAATTAACCTCAGTTGTATTTGGTTTCTTCTTGTAGTTTAAACTGATCTTTCAAATGACGTACTACCGCCACCTGACCAGCACTGAACCAAATCTGTTTCTCTTCCATACTAAGATCAGGAGCCTTATCTGGATAGAGTTCTTCTAAATATTGTAGAAGAGACTCATCAATATTAGACGTCATATATTTAAACTAGTTTCTTGATCCTTTAATCTTTTCCTTAATTTCTTAGCACTACCACTAACAGAACCAGCCTTACCACTACTACCTGTACCAGTAGGTCCAGTAACTTTTGTGGAAGCTACACCAGGACCACCAATAGCTTTACCTTCTCTCTTAGCTCTAGCTGCTTTCTCTTGTTCAGCTAGGGTTGCTTGTTGTGCAGCTCTTTGATCTCTCTCTGCTAATTTCTTAGAATAACCAACAGCCCTTTTACTTTCTAATTCAGTCTTAGCTTGTGCTGCTTTTGCTTCTTCTGTTTTCTTCCTAGATGCAGCTAAAGTTTTCTGTTCAACTCCTCTCTGTGCTTCATAAGCAGCTTTTCTACCTGCAATCTCTTTATCTAATCTAGATCTTTCTGATTCATACTCTTTAGCAGATTGTTGAGCCTGCTTTGTAGCTTCTTCATGAGCTTGTTTAGCTTTTCTCCTAGCTCTTTCAGAAGCACCAAAGGTTAGTACATTAGTAGCAGCTCTAAAAATCCTTCTAAAAAAGCCCCAAGCCATAACTGTGGGGAGTAGGTCTACTTCTTCCTCCTTCTTCTCCTCTTTAATATCGTTACCTACAAAGTCATAGGCATAGTTTTGGGCTAAATCGTGAAAACCAAGCCTTATTAATAAGTTAGTTCTCCAGTTTCTCCAGTTTTTAAAATTAGGCATAGCTTGGTAGGTCAGAATTACTAGTCTCAAAGAAGGCAGGGACTCTAGCTCGCTTAGTGTCGACTAAACCCTCTGTCTTTCCAGCATACATCAGGTTATCAGACTGATCCAACCAGAACTTCTTATTTAGATAACGATCTGTAGCGTCATTCCGTAAGGGCTGAAAAATCCAGTTAATGGTGGCCTTCCTAAGTTTATCCAAAGATTGACTAGGGCGTAGGCCCAACTCACGACATACAAGGCTATTAGCGGATACGTGAATGGTTTCGTCTCTCGAAATGTCGGCGCTGACAGTCCTAAGACCAGAATCCCCACAATAACGAAAGAAGGGAAGAATAACGAAAAATATTGCACGTTCAGCTACCAATGCTTTAAGGACAGTGTGATCGGGGTGTGCCACCCACGCATCACGTAAGCGGAGCGCTTCGGCCTCAGCTTTTTCATCAACACCATGAGCCTCAGTGACATAATGAAGAGCAAGGTCATGTCTTTCTTCGTCCTTTACGTTTGACTGTAGAAGTTCTCTAGATGCTTCTGGAAGTTCAGATACTGCTTCTTGGATAAAATCCCCAACTGGAAGCTCCATAACACGTACTGAAAGAGCACGGTAGATGGCTTCTTCTGCTCCATCTTTAAACTTTCCTTTACTAGTTTTAACTGGGGTCCAGACGCGCTTCTTTTCTAGAAGCTGTTGGTATGGATGCTTTCTCATTCTGCACAATCGCAAGTGATTTGGTTATCTTCTGTCAGGATTTCACTTAGATAATCATCAACGTCTGTTTCGCTAATCGCCGCGTAAACGTTTGACTTATCTTGGGTGGAGGGCATGACCTGTAAAGAATAATATAAGCTCTTTAGCGGGGAATTTAACCATCTAGACATAAATTGTCTGTCAAATTTTACTAGGTCACTCCACCAATTCATGGAGATAGCGTGTGCCTTCTGGGTTTTATCCATCATGACTTGCCATTCACAATTCAACTCAAAGAAAGTATCCCAACCAACATCTTGAGCAATCTCACATTTTGGGTGGTACTTATAAGAATGAACACCAAGAGTTGAGCTGTCTCTGTCAACCTCTCTACTGATAGGTGGAGAAATCTCAGGCGTAGTGGTATAACCCTCCCTATCTACATAGCGATAAGAACAAGTAGCAGTAGGGGCAACAGTAAGAGCCCTAGTCATTTTGTGTTCATCAGCCACTCTTGCTGCTCCCTGCATACCGTGATGAATAGCTAGAGCTATAGAGTCAGCCATAGTAATTTCTGCTGGCCTTACTCCTAAATTTGTACGCCTCATAGCTGCTACAAACTCTTTATAAGTTACGTTCTCAATAGCTAGAAGATTAGATAGACCAAGTACACCTAGTCCTACCTGATTATCTTTCTTACGATAGATGCCAGATCTATTTACCCCTGTTCTTTTGTAAAGTTCACAAAGGAACTCCATAGATTCAACAAAAGCACCAGGAATATCACTAACACTATTAACAATTCCCAAGTTCACGTGACTTAAAAGACAGGTGTCTCTTGATTTAATTAAGATTTCTTGGCACACATTATGAT